TGGAAAAGATTGCTCTTACAAAGGATGGCTTATCTCCTCATGAGCTTGGACTTAAACCTTCTGATGAAAACGGCCCGCATCCCCTTACGAATCCAGATGACAGGCCGGAATTTAATGAAGAGGAAGAGTTTAAGAAAATGGAACGAAAACAAAAAATTATGAAGCCACCCCAAGATAAGTTTAAGCCTACGGGTAGACCAGAGGATGGTAGGCCGAAAAATGCTAAGGACCAAGCTCCAAGAAAGCAGAAGGTTGTTAAAACTAGACAAGCAGCCTCAGACCTAGCAAACTTAATGCTTTGGGCGTCTTCAACCCAGAAGAGCATCTCAGATGTCCTTAATCCTGCTCTGCTACACAGTTATGGCAAATCAAATCTTAGAGGTCTTACAAAATCTCAGATGGATGAGCTTGAATACATTAAGCTTTGTGTTTTATCTAATATCAAGCCTTATTCAACAGTAGATGCAGAGTTGCTGGTTTCAATATTAGAGGCCGGAACTTCTGTAGATAAGCAGATGATTGAGATTTACAAACAGTTAACTACTGATTTTGCCGTTGCTAATGACCGAAATCCTACCCTTGAGGAGAAGCGTTCTCTTCAATCTTCGGCCTATGGATTAAGATTCACCGAGGGGTAAAATACTATTAAATACAAAAATTTCAAATTATGGTGTATATTCAGTTGAGGTTTTTCTATGACAATAAAAGCATACTCAGCAGAAATAAATGATGGCTTAGCTGATGCTATTCAGTCGAGTGTCAGCATAGCCTATCAGTCGGTAGCTCAACCACATCAGCCAGAACAGGCCGAGGTTGAGCGAGCCGAGTTTTTAGCCAAAGCTAATAGCAACCCAGACCAGTTTGACCTTTACTATCTTAACTCAGTACTAGTTTCTACCGGCTGGAACAGAAACGATGATGTATTTGATTATAAAGAAACGTGGTCCGCTAGGAATACTCCAGAGGATAAGCCCTTTAATTATATGCATGACGAAGCAGATATTATTGGTCACATAACTGGTAACTGCGTTGTGAGCGACGGCAAAATTATGGCGGCTGATTTACAGGCGCCTCCTGAAAAATTTGACATTGTAACCAGTGCAGTTCTGTACAAAAGTTGGTCAGACGAGGAAAGAGCGGACAGAATGCAAAATCTCATCTCGGAGATTGAGCAGGGAAAATGGTTCGTGTCAATGGAATGCCTATTTGCGGGCTTTGATTACGCCGTTGTTTCACCACAGGGCGATAACAACATCATTACCAGAGACGAAGCTTCCGCTTGGTTAACCAAGCATCTTAGAAGTTATGGTGGTGATGGTGAATACGAAGGTTATAAACTTGGAAGGTTGTTAAGAAATGTTTCCTTTTCAGGTAAAGGATTGGTAAGTAAGCCAGCAAATCCTGCTAGCATCATTCTAAAGAAAGATGTGAATCCTTTTGAAAGTAAAGCATCATATTTAATTCAAGAATCTAGTATATGGGAGAAGAACAACATGGCTAATGAGAATTTGCTAGAACAGCAAGTCGAAGAGCTTAAGTCCCAGCTAGCCAACGCTCGTGAAGAAGCAGAGGCTGCGAAGGACGAAATTTCTCGTCAGAAGGACGAGGAGATTAAGGCTCAGGTCGATGCTCTAGAAGCTTCTATCTCTGAAAAAGATGAAGCTGTTCAGGCTAGTGCCGATGAGCTAAAGACCGTTCAGGAGACTGTTGCTGCGCTAGAAGAAAAACTAGCTGCCAAAGAAACAGAGCTTACTGAAGCTCTAGAGAAGATTGAAGCTCATGAAGCTGAAGTCAAGGCAATGGCTCGCAAGACCGCTCTCGTACAGGCCGGTCTAGAAGGCGAAGACATTGACACCACTCTTGAAAAGTTTGCCGAAGCAAGTGACGAAATGTTTGCAGAAATCGTCCAGCTTATTGCTACTAAAGACGTTCAGACAGAGACTGAAGAAGAGGCTCAGGCCGATGAAGCTGAAGCTGAAGTCGATGAAACTGAAACTGACGAAGAAGCTCAGGCAGAAGATACTGACGAAGCTGAAGCCGAAGCTGATGCCGAAGTCCTAGAGGACGTTGAAGAGACGGTCGAGGCTGCTATGGCCGACGATACTGATGCTGATTCAGTTCAGGATACTAGAGCTATTGCAAGTGCATGGCTTAGAGAAAACGTCTTGAAGACTACTGCATCACTTGGTGATGAAAATTAACTAAATGAGACCTCTGCTGACGCAAGGCTATGTCTCATAACAAACTTTAGAAAATGGAGATTTTAAAATGGCTTTAAAAGCTGACAGACATGAACTTCAAACTGACATTTCGTACTTCATGAATGAAGTCGCCACCCGTGGCGGTATTGCGATTCTGTCAACCGGCGGTTCAGGTGCTGCTATGGACCAGAGCAACGCTTTGGTAACTATGGCAAAAGTTCCCACAACGACTGCCGCTATGGCAATTTCCGGTATTGTTCCGGTTGGTTTGCTACTCAACGATATGGTTAATCTTGACCTTACTCGCCAGCACATTAACTGGCATAAGGACGAGGTCCAAAAGGGCGGTAAGGTTACTCTTCTTAGGAAGGGTTGGGTTGTTACCGATAGGGTCTACCCCGGCGAAACTCCTGCTGCTGGAGGTTTGGCCTATGTAAGTCATAGTGGATTGATTGCTACAAGCAACCACTGCACTGTAACTCAAGACGCTGGTGATGTACAGGGCGTTAGTCGCGTTGTTGGTCGATTCTTGTCCAAGAAGGACGAGGATGGCTATGTGAAGGTAGAAATTAGCCTTCCGAACGTTGGCGTTCGTTCGCTTGACGACATTATCGGTTAAGGGATTAAGACTGTTTAACCTATATATAAGAATATGGAGAATAAATAATGGCAAGTTTTATGAATAGACCAGACGAGCAGTTCATTGAATTGCTTAAGCGTTCTGGTAGCCCCGAGAAGAACGAAGCTCTTGCCGCTCAGCGCGAGCTAGCGAAGGCTCTTGAGCTTCCTCTACGTCAGGGTGTTTTGGTTGGTGATATTGTGACTGGCATTTTTGAAGCCATTCCGATGGAACCGGGCACAACTTCAGAATTCCCACTAGACCTTTTGGCCCCCGGTGAAGAAGACGAATTCGTCGCCTACACCAACCCCGGCCATGGTCGTATTCCCGAGCGTCATGTTGAGGGCGACTACGTGATGGTCCCCACTTACAGCATTTCCAGTTCAATCGATTACCTCCTTCGCTATGCGCGAGAGGCTCGTTGGGATGTTGTGGGTCGTGCTGCTCAGGTTCTTGAAGCTTCATTCGTCAAGAAGATTAACGACGACGGTTGGCACACTGTTCTAAGTGCTGGCGTTGACCGTAACATCTTGGTTTATGACAGTGACGCTTCAGCCGGTCAGTTCACCAAGCGCCTTGTTAGCTTGATGAAGACCGTCATGCGACGTAACGGTGGTGGTAACACCGCGTCACTCAACCGTGGCCGTCTAAGCGATATGTTCCTTAGCCCCGAAGCTTTGGAAGATATTCGTAACTGGCAGGTTGACCAGATTGACGAGATTACTCGTCGTGAGATTTATGTCGCGGCTGATGGTGGCGGCGTCCTTACTCGCATCTTTGGCGTGAACCTTCACGACATTGATGAACTCGGTGAAGGTCAGGAATACCAGACCTTCTTTACCGATGAGCTAAGCGGTGCGCTTGAATCATCCGGCTCCGATGTTGAACTAGTTGTTGGTTTGGACCTCCAGAGCAACGACAGTTTCATCATGCCGATGAAGCAAGAAGTGCAGGTCTTCGAAGATGACTCGCTCCACCGTCACCAGCGCGCTGGCTGGTATGGATGGGCCGAACTCGGCTTCGCAGTGCTTGATAACCGTCGAGTTCTGCTAGGCTCATTCTAAGCTATATACTAGCTGGCCTAATGGAAAAACCGTCCCAGTAACATGGGGCGGTTTTTTCATTATGGTGTATATTAGATTAGAAATTGACCCTTTGTCACCCTAAAAGGACGGTTAAATGGCTCTAGTTATAGCCGATAGGGTTAAAGAGACAACAACCACAACCGGTACTGGCACAATTAATTTAGCTGGTGCGGTAGCAGCATTTCAAACCTTCGTCGATGGCGTAGGTAATGGGAATACCTGTTATTACGCCATAACCAGCGGAAATAATTGGGAAATAGGTCTTGGAACGGTTACCGACGCTTCTCCTGACACTCTTTCTAGAACAACGATATTAGCTAGTAGTAATAGCGATTCTGCTATTACCCTTAGCGGCACTTCTACGGTATTTGCCACATACCCCGGCCCTAAATCTGTACATTTAGATGCTAGCGGCAATCTTTCGCACACTGTTGATATTAGTAGCGACACTAATCTGGCTGGTGGCACAAATATTACACTAAGTGGCGACACCCTAAACGTAGACGATGCGTTTCTAGTAAATGACGCTAGTGATACTACTACTGGAACGATTACTGCTGGTGGATTTACTACTACCGGCACTTGGACCTTTGATGAGTCCACATCTGGTACTGTCGGCATAACAACAATCCAAGACTCTGGAAGCTCCTTTAGTGACAATGATACGTCACTAATGACCTCTGCCGCTATTGATGACAGAATCAATACTGCTGTAGCTGGTGAAGACACTCTTGCAGAGTTAAACGACACAAATATATCAGGTCTTGCCGCTGGACATGTTTTAGTATATGACAACAGTGCTAGCGTTTGGGATAACGTTGCTGTTACCGCTGGCGCCAATATAACGGTCACAAACGGTGATGGTGCTATTACCGTCGCTGCGACAGACACCAACACTACTTATAC